GCCGCCTTTAAGTGGCTGATTTTTACCAATTGGAACGTTTTTCTCTTGCAAAAAGTTATTTGACAATGGTGACAAGTTTGCCAATTTCATGAAGCGTTTAATTGTGCTCTCGTTGAGAAGTTTTTCTGACATTTTTGTTTCCTCTACCCTTTCTTCGTGGGCTTTTGTAGTCTTTTGGCGACGCGTCGCATCACTGTTTCAACAATCTGTTCTTTTTGAGCGCGCTGTTGAGCAGCATATTGTACTCTGTGGGTTACTCTGGCAGTAAGTTCGCGAATGAAAGCCTCCTGCAGTGCTGCAGCCTCTTCCTCGTTGGGGAGAGGGGGCATGCCCATATCAGGACCAAGTTCGTCTTCAGGGCCAAGTTCGTCTTCAGGGCCAAGTTCCATTGCCTCTTCTTCGTCGCCTTCGCCAGAAACATCCATATCAACGCCGTACTCAGCCACTGCATTTGCAACTGCTTGAGCAACTGCTGTTGCAACTTCTTCTGCACCTGCAGTTGCGGGAGATTCTTCTGCTGCCATAGGATCGTCAAGAGCTAATTCGTCTGGTGCCGCATCAAGAGCCAATTCGTCCTCTTCAGGAGTAGCGCCAAATTGCTCTTCAAGGTTCTCTTCTTCAAGGTTCTCTTCTTCATTAACAAAGCCCTTGGGCACCTTGTTGCCAACGTCACTACGTGAAGTGTCGCCAGCCTTACCTTCGGTCAAAAAATTGTCCGTATACTTCTTGGTACCTGCCAAATCCATAAAACGACGTACGGTCGTCTCATTTAAAAGTGTTTTTTCTTTGTCGCTCATGAATAACTTCTCCTTTTTAGACAAAAGATTCTAATTTCTTAAGTAATTAGTTCTCCAAATTAGAAAAGAGCAATTTGTTTCAATTTTTGTAAGGCCTTATCATGAATCTGCTTTGCTCTCACGATACTAATGTTTAGCCTTTTTGAAATCTCTTTATATGTCATCTCTGGATTCTTTTTTGAAGCGATTATCGTACAATTTAAGTCTTCGTCATAATCTAGCCAAAGGCGACAATCTTTATTTTTACAACTGCTACTTTTTAAGTAGCACGATTCAGCACATTTTATCATTTATCTAACTCCTTTTCTAGTATATCAAATATGTTTTCTATCTCATCTTCACTTAAGGCGAATTTGTTAATTGTTTCTTTTTCTTTAAGATTGGCAAGTTTAACTTTTTTCCGCCGAGTTTTAGAAATGCTCTTGTTCTCTTTTATTTCTTCAACAAGAGACATCATGTGAGAGTTTTTGTCCAAATAAGCTTGAACCATTCCATTAAAAAACTCTCTTATTTTAACGCCATCATAATGTAAGCGTATTTTTAAATCTGCATGTAACTTGTCATGACTGTCAAAACAAATCTTTTTTCTTGTTTTCCCATACTCAACTGACACTAACGACTCCCTAAAATGTGAGTGCCGCTTTCAACCAATCCAGCTGAAGTTTGTCTAATGAGTATCGCATTTAATTGAAATTCAACAATGTCTCTGCAACCAGAATAAGACAAGCCCGAACGGATTCCGTTTTTCATATCTTCAAGCACATTTTGTACATCTCCCTTATATGGAATCGTAGTTGATATTCCCTCGTTTGAAGAATATTGGCCCTTCCAGTCAAATTGAGCCTCTTTGCTGGCCATCCCTCTATAAACTTTATTCTTTAACCCAGAGACGCTATTAATCAACTCTCCCGGAGACTGATCGGTGCCAGCCAAAAGGGAACCGACCATAACAAAATCTGCTCCTGCGGCAATTGCCTTAACCATGTCTCCGGAACTTCTAATTCCCCCATCAGCAATAATCTTTGCTCTTTTTGCCTTATACTGCGAACAGTCTATAATAGTTTGTAGTCCGGGGATGCCGTGCCCTGTTTGAATTCTTGTAGAGCAAATGGATCCACCGCCAACATTACACCTAACGCTGTCTGCTCCCCAATTAGATAGTGCTCTGTATCCTTCTGGCGTTGCAACATTTCCGGCCATAATGTGTAACTCATCTCCAAAAACATCTCTTAGTGTTTTGATCGCTCGTTCTACTAAAGCATGATGCCCATGAGCTACATCAACGCAAAGAACCCTTGCCCCAGCATCATACAAGGAACATGCACGTTCTTCAAAATCGTCAGTCACTCCGATTGCAGCACCAACTGTACACCCTCCTTCAACACTGGCATCACGGACAAGGAAAGCCTGTTTTTTGATTGGGTTGTACCTATGTATAATTCCTAAGCCTCCTGCGTGATGCATGGCAATTGCCATTGTGCTTTCGGTCACAGTATCCATCGGTGCAGATATAATTGGTAAATTTAAATGCAAAGATTGACCTAGATCGTTTCCAATATCAATCTCTTTTCTGCTTTTAATATCTGAGTACTGAGGTATCAACAAAACATCATCATAAGTTAGAGCCTCTTTTTTATCTATCACTTTACAACCTCCCAGTTTTCTTCTAATATTTTTAGGGGCGCGCTGCTTGGCTTCTTACTGTCAGCAAAAAACACAGTAGCTAGCTTTTCTTTTTGCTGTGTGGAGATTTTAACAATTATCCCAACAGCATCGGAACGCTTATGTTTAATGAGATCACCAGACTTCATTTGTCCTCCGCTTCTTCTATTAATCTATCTAGAAACCAGCGCGCTTTCTTCAAGTCCTGTAGGGACTTTCCTTTATAGGGGTGCCGCGTAACATATTTAACAACGTTGCTTTCAGCATACCCCATCTCCCAGGACTTGATATAATCATAAGTTTCTATGGCTTTATTGCCTTTCCAATTAATTGTATAGTGTTTTGGGTGGTTAACATTGTCGTTCATCTTTTTCTCCCCTGTCCTCTATACTTTTTCTTGTATAGTTTGCTCGGAGTGCTGCCGCCAGTGCCGCCGCCTTTGCTATATTTTTTGGTAAACTTTGAACTACCAATGCTAGTCTTCTTCTTTTTCGTTTCGTGTGTTTTCGGTTTGTTCTTCGATGCCACTTATTTCCTCCTCTCCTGATAGTTTATTTTTTAAGTGTTCTGCAAAATCATTTAATATGCCGACTGCCTTCGTCCAACAGTCTGGGCAATATAATCTAACAATCTCTTCTTCTTCACGAACAATTACGTTCCATGTTGAAACATGTTCCTTGTTCTTTTTATCAAACTCTTTCTCACAAGTCAAGCAATTTTCCGGAAGTTTGCCAAACAAATCTACTCTTTTGGCCAGTTCCTTTTCTGCTTTCTTTTTTGACTTTTTGTTATTTGCTCTTTTGAACTTTCTTTCTAATGATGACATTTTATTTCTCCAATGAAAATACTATTGCTGACTCGTTCAGCATTGATCTGTTGATGTTCTCTCCACCAAAAACTACTACTGCAGAGGGAAAGGGTGCTGAATTACTTCCCGAAGAAAGCTTATTTTGAAACTGCAACCTTCCCTTTATAAAGTAAATGAAATCGGCTTTCATACAATATTTGTGCCAGTATTTTGTATCCGTTCTAGAAGGAATAAGGCAAACAACCTTTGTATTTGGCTTTTTTGATTCTGTGTAGGCCTTCTCAATCCACTTTGATATTCCCCTTCCGTACGGAGGATTCATAAAAACCGTGTGGCCGGACCAGTCTTGTGACAGGCCGTCGTCTTCTTTTGTAAAATACTTCCAGCACTTTGCGCTGTTTTTTGTAGCGCAAGGATCTAAAGTAAAATTATACTTTTCATCTAACTTGTCATAAAATAATTGTGGAGTATCCCACTCTACACTATTAGATGAAAACATAATATCTGTTGTTTTTTCGTTCATTATCTTTCTCCCGTTGAACCAAAGGCGCCGCTGGCGCGCTCAGAGTTAAAGTTTAAAATATTATCACTGCTCACTTCTTCTATTCCACAGTGGACGATTGGTACGAGAACAGCTTGTGCCAATTTGTCGCCCGGCTTGAGCACTTGAGTTTCAGTGCCGACATTATGCAGGTTTACATATATTTCTCCGTCATAGCCAGGATCCACAACACAAGCCCCAACCAAAAGTTGTCTTTTGAAAGCAATTCCTGATTTATTTTTAATTTCCAACATATGTCCATAGGGCACCTCCATTTTTATTCCTGTTGATAACAGCCTTGATTCTCTAGGGGGTATGTGAAAGCTCATATCTTCGTCATACAGCTTCTTATCCCCGTTGGGACAGTAATATAAATCCATCCCGGCATCAGTCTCGTAAGCTCTTGTTGGGAGCTTGGCTTCTTTTCTTATTTTATATGTTTTTAAGTTCATTTTGCTCCTTTAGTCTTTGTAAAATTTCTCGTTTCTGGTGTTTGTATAAACCATTTAGTTGCTCTAGTATATAAGGTTTAAGTTGGTCCTTGCTTTTTCTATATTTTCTTGGTATTTTCCTACCATCTATTCTAACAAGAATTACATCATTTTGCAAACAAAGATTGTTTTTTATTTTGTCGCGATACCTCATTGTTAGCAACCGTTCTTCGCCGCCCCAGTTTTTTACTGGTTCATAATGTTGTATGCCTTGAAATTCAAAAGCTATTTTATGTTGTTCGTTATAGCCGTCCAACTGCAGTTTTTTATCAGTTTTTGGGTTTATTAACCATGATGGATAGCTACTAGGAAGTTTAATGCCAAACACCTCCTCTAGTACAACCCTCACATTACTTTCTGAAATGTTTCTTTGTTCGCCGCACTGTGCGCAGCCATTTTTAAGATGATTGCCTGGTAGCTGCCAAAAGCCACCGTGAGTAGGACAAGTTATGCAAACTTTTTTAAGCGCAGTTGTATAATTTGTATCCTCGTAAGTATACTTATCGCCATGAGTCTTTTTTGCTTCTTCTATAAATTTTTCTGTTGTTTTTCTGTTTTTTATTTGGGCTTTAATGTTATCCTCTAGCCAACAATCGTTGCAACCGCTACCCTTAAGGTGGGTATTTGCAGCTTGCAAAAAGTCTCCATGTTTTAGACACGTCACACAAATGTCTTCAAAACAACCCTTATAGATTGACTTGTCATAATTATATTTATCGCCATGAACCTTTCTAGCGTCTTCTATAAACTGTTCTGATGTTTTTGTTGTCTTCTGTGCGCGCCGAAGTGTGCCGCAGGGCGGACAGCCATAGCCGGTAAGATGATTGGCTGCGTTCTGCCAAAATTCGCCATGGTCGCGACAAGTTATACAGATCTTGAATCGATTGCCTTTATAAACCACCTTTGAATAATCATATTTATCACCATGAACCTTCTTTGCTTTTTCTATAAAGTTTTCTGCAGTTAGTCTGCGTTTCAAACCGGCGGATTCTATACCGCATTTTGCACAACCACTAAGGCCGCGGCGTTTCGAGCGTTTTTTACGCGTGTGCCCATTAGGGACCTGCCAAAAATCACCATGTTTAGGACAAATTATACAAACTTTATAATCATAGGACTTATAAACCACCTTTGAATAATCATATTTGTCGCCGTGGGCTTTGCGCGCCTGTTTGATGAATTGTTCTGTCGTTTTTCTCTTTCTTCCCAATTTTCTACCCTAACATTCTAAAATTATATCTAATCGATCTCGTACTAAACCCCCATTGTTCATCGTAATCCAACTTACTCATGTAGGGGTGATTAATGTGAATAACATCGCGATTGGGATCTACCCCCCAGCATTTAATACTGTGTGACTTTGAAGTATTGTCAATGGTTTTTACAATCCAATACAGTTTTCCATTTTTAGTTTTCTTTTGTACAACCTCTCTTGGAATAAACCACGCCACGCCTAAATCGTTGTCCCACTCTCCTAGTGCTGGAACACAATAGTCATTTAATTGTTTAAGAACCGAATCATCCAACACCAAATTCATTGGGAATATTCCCGTTAAGGATGTTAGATTCTCAATTGTTTCTTCGTCGGTAAACTCGCCTTCCGGCCGGTATAACTCTATGTTCTCTAAGAACTTTTTCACATTCTTAGGTCTCTGGACCACCGCTGCTGACCAAAAATGCTTAAGACCAGTAAATCTTTCATCAACTAAAGAATCAAGTGCTCCGGAGCGCGCCAATGCATCCAGAGCCTTCTTGTTCAACTTGGAATACAAAATGTTTTCACTAAACAAGAAATCTTCGGCAGTATTAAATGGCCTATTGTTAACAACCTGTTCAATTGCTTTGTCTCCCAAGCCCTTCAAGGAAGTTAATGGCTGAATCAGGGTCTTGTTGTCTGCTGCAATTTCCCACACTGAGCCCGACTTGTTAACATCTATTTGCTGAATCTTAAAACCGAACCTCTTCGCAAGATTAATTGCCTTTTCTTTTCTGCTCTCTGGCTCTTTATCTAGAAAGGCAGCCATCCATTCTGCGGGGTAGTAATTAAACAGCCACGCACACTGATAGGAAATGATAGAGTAAGAAACGGCATGCGACTTATTAAATCCATATCCCGAGAAGAATTCAAACTTCTGCCAAAGGGCCTCCCCTTGTTTGGCTGTCATTCCCTTTTCGCAACAGCCTTGAATAAACTTGTCGTGAATCTCTCTTTTCTCTTTGCTAACTTTGCCTGTGCCTTTCTTGGTCAGAAGCTTGCGAAGTTTATTCCCTTCATCCAAACTAATATCTTTACCAAGTTTGTGCGCCAGTAGAGCAATTTGTTCCTGAAAGATTAAGAACCCATATGTTTCTTTTATAACCTCTTCAACGATTTCATTAGTGTACTTAACATCATCTGGGTTCTCTTTTGCCTCAACAAAACTCTCGTGTACATTTGCACTCAACGGGCCCGGTCGATATATAGATGTGATAGCGG